TTCAACGAGAAGACACAGATCTACTCGTACCACATCGACAGCGGAGCGGTAAGCCCCAACGAAGTGCGCGAGAAGATTGGTCTGGAGCCGGTAGATGGTGGCGATGAACTATTCGCCCCAGTTGGTCAAGAGCCTAGTCAGTAATGGCAGCAGATGACGTCTATGAAAATATCCAAGAGGCTATGGAAGATCGGCACAAGGAGTTCTTGTCCAACGCTTTCGACCTTACCGAGCGGGATATGGCTGACCTCATACAGTCGGCACCAGACAGCGCAGGCAAGCTATTTGACTTGGAGTGGGCGGTCAACGCTCGCTCTGAGATGCGCCGCATACTGGAAGACGATTATCTATCGAGCGTACAGACCGTTCTGGGCGACTACAGAGGCCTCTCAGACGATTTGCAGGAGATGCTAGGTACCTATGGAAACTTTGCAAAAGTCCAGCCAGAGGTCATTGCAGGGCTTCAGAGGCTATCATTCCAAGGCTTTGAGGCTTTGGCGCAGTCACAACTGGATGCCTTGGCAAACGGTGTCTATCAGGCAACCTTGTCTGGCCGGTCAAAACAGGACTTCATCTCAGAGGTCAGGGGGCGAATCAATGGAATCTATCAAGCAAGCGATCAAGCAGAGATTGAAGAACTGGTGGAGGTGGCTAAGACAACGACTGGAGCCACGCAACAGGCAGCGGTTGATCGACTCCATAGCGTTTACAACTCAGATCGCCTTGGTAATAACCTTCGGCGTTATGCGACAACTTACGCAACGGATTCAATCAATCAGTTCTCGGCTTCGCTCACGATTAACATCGCAAACGAGGCGGGAGTAGAGGAGTTCAGGTATCGAGGCAACGTGATACGCGATACACGGGATTTCTGTAAGAAGCACCTGAACAAGACATACACCCGTGACGAGATCGCGGAGATATGGAAAGGAAGCTGGGCAGGCAAGAGTCCGGGCGATCCATTCATAGTGCGAGGGGGCTACAACTGCCGCCATCGCTGGATACCAATAGTCGAGGAATAACCATGTCCAAAGAATTAGACCGAGCCAAGAATCTGGTCGCTAGACGACCAATACCCCCCGCGATTCGTGAACTGCTGGAGCCATTGGCAGCGGCTGCACCAGAGGACGAGAAGCTGGAATTTGATGACCTGTATGGAATCGTGAACGTGCTGCTGCCACTACCCAAGAAGAAGCGAGGAAAGAAAGATGCCAAAGATGAACCCGAGCAAGTACGGCAAGAGCCTGAAGCAGATCGGCAAGAAGAAGAAAAAGAAGGCTAAAAAATAACCCGCTGGCTGTTGACATTTCTCAAAAGCTGGTATACTCCCACCCACTCGAAAGAGGTTCGCACATGAGCGATGAAGTCATGGTTGAAAGCACTGATACTGAACCAGTGCAAGATACGGAAGTTCAGGAAAGCAAGACGTTTACCCAAGAGGAGCTTGATCGCATTGTTGCTGATCGAATCCAAAGGGAGAGGCGCAAGCTAGACAAGAAGCTGGAAGGCATCGACATCGAGGAAGCTCGTCAACTCATGCTTGAGCGTGAACAGGCGAACATAGAACGCCAAAAAGAAAAAGGCGAGTTCGAGTCGGTACTGAAGCAGACTGTCGAGAAGAAGGATCTGGAGATTGCCGCCATGCGGATGGCGTTGGAAACCACCAAGATAGACGGTGCGTTACTGACAGCAGCAAGCAGGCACAACGCTGTGGATTCTGAGCAGGTATCGCAACTGCTGCGTAATCGTGTAAAACTCTCCGACGATGGTTCGGTTGAAGTATTAGACGACAACGGCGCGGTAAGATACAACGACAAAGCCGACCCCCTCTCTGTTGATGAGTTGGTGGGTGACTTTCTTACGGCTAACCCGCATTTCGTCAGAGCCTCCCAAAGTGGCGCTGGCACACAGGGGATGGCTGGTGGCTCCACGCAGAAGCCTATATCTGTGGCTGACATGGTTCAAAACTGGAACGACGGAGGGCGAGAAGCCTTTCATGCGTTAAAGAAGAAGACCAAATAAACCACTTTATATAGGACTACTAATATGGCTGCTTCAACTAGCACAACCCTTGACGACCTGTTTGCGAATATCATCGCTCAGGCACGATTCACCGCTGAAGAAGAATCCCTGATGATGGGATTGGTTACTCAGTACAACATCGGCGACGAAGCTGGCAAGACGATTCAGGTGCCTAAGTACCCTGCGATCACTGCCGCTGCCTTGACCGAAGGCGCTGACATGACCAGCACGACTGTCTCTACTTCTTCCGTCTCAATCACCGTTGGCGAGGTGGGCGCACAAGTAGTATTGACTGACTTGGCTGCAATGGGCGCTGGCAACCCTGCTGAGGAGTTGGGTACGGTACTGGGTAACGCTATCGCCACGAAGATGGACGTAGATCTGATCGCGTTGTTCGACGGCTTCAGCACTGCCTTGGGCGCTGCTGGTCAGGAGATCACTGTTGCTGATCTGTTCAAAGCTGCTGCTACCTTGCGTAACGCAAAGGCACAGGGCGAGATCTTCGCTGTTGTGAACCCTTTCCAAGCGTATCAACTGAAAGCAAACCTGACCAATACCTTCGCCAACCCCAATGGTGGTGACGCGCAGAACACGGCTATGGTTAACGCTTACGTTGGAACTATCGCTGGCATCGACGTTTACGAGTCTGCAAACGTATCTGTTGATGGCAACGATGACGCGAAAGGCGCTGTCTTCTCACGCGAAGCCTTGGCTATCGCTATGAAGCGTGACTTCCAGATCGAAGCGCAACGTGACGCATCACTACGGGCCTTCGAGCTTAACGCCACCGCTATCTACGGTGTGGGTGAGCTTGACGATACCTACGGTGTTGAGATGCTGTTCGACGCAGCTATCTAAAGCGTTTGGATGGCCTCGCCCCTTCCTCTCCTTGGGGTGGGGCCGTCCCTTTTTTTGGAGGTTCTATTGGCTATCACATACCGTGGTGAACGGTTCGAGGGCTACAACAAGCCCAAGCGAACACCCAAGCATCCAGACAAGAGCCATGCAGTATTGGCAAAGCAGGGTGACAAGGTTCGTCTGATCCGTTTTGGCTTGCAGGGTGCAGAGAACAAGCCACCGAGAAAGGGTGAGAGTGAAGCGGACAAGGCCAAGCGTAGATCGTTCAAGGCCAGATTCGCCAAGCAGATAGCAGCAGGGCGCAAAGACAAAACAGCATCAGCGGCCTATTGGTCAGATTTGGTCAAATGGTAGGGGCATAACATGGCATTTTCTCAAGACTCCGATCTGGTAGCCCTTGTCCCCGACATCTTGGACTTTGGCATCACATCATTCGCAACTGAACACGCGAAGGCACAGACCGATCTAACCCGTACCATTCGCAATGAGTGGTGGTACAAGAAGCAGATACCGGGCGAGATGGTTCCGGCCTATCTGACAGATTCCCAGTGGACTCGCTGCAACGCTTATTTGGTGTTGTGGAAGTACGCTCTCCCCCAGCTTACAAACTGGGTACAGGACGACCGATTCCTGAACATGATCACGTTCTACCAGCAGCGATACAACGAGGAGTTGGTTGCTGTATTCGCTGACGGTGTCGAGTATGACGATGATAACAGCGGCACCATCGAAGATGACGAGCGCGGCATTGTGTCGTATGGACGGCTAACACGATGAGCCTAAAGATTGATGTCAAAACCTTTCCTGAAGACTTTACCAAGATCACAAGAGCGCAGCGGCGTGATGTGAAGCGTGGTGTGACGCGTGGTATTAGTGAAGCGGCGATCAAAGGTAAAGAAATAATCGACAACCGTACTGCGGATGGTATGGGCATAAACGGCAAGTTTGCGCGGTATCCAAAGAAGTACCTGAAGTGGCTGAAAGCTGCTGGTTATCCTACGACACCGGTAGACCTTGAGAACGAAGGGGACATGCTGCGGTCTATGCAGGCCAAAGTGACAAGCTCAAACGAGGCCATGTTGTACTTTGACAACGCGACACAAGCCAAGAAAGCAGCGTTTAACAACCGAATAAGACCGTTCTTCGGGTTTAACGACAAAGAAGAAAAGCGTCTGGCTGACGTATTCAGGAAGCAGTTAAAGCTATGAGCGTGAGAGAGAGCATTGCAGGAAATCTGGTGACTTCGCTGCAAGCAGTGACCACGCCAACAGACATCAAGTTCGTGACCCGCGAACCGTTTGATTTTGACAAGTTAAGCAACGCGCAATACCCAGCGGTTTTGGTCAGAACGACAAACGAAAACAGGGAAGACGGAACCGTGGGTGGGAGCATGACTCAGCGGTTCGGCACGATTGATTACCAGCTTGTCTGCTATGTGAAGGGGACAGGCTTGGATCAAGCAAGGAATAACATCGTCGAGTCTATCGAGGAGAAACTTGACGAAGACAGATCACGCGGCGGACACGCAATCGACACACAGATTGTCAGCGTGGAAACCGACGACGGAAGTATTACCCCCATCGGTGGGGTGATTTTAACGGTACGCATTGAGTACCAGTACACTCGTGGAACAACCTAAAGGGGTTTAATCATGGCAACGACTAAAGGCTCAAGCGGCGTAGTCAAATTGGCGGTAAGTGGCGGCAGTGTCGCTGCTATGGGTGAAGTCCGCAGCTTCACGCTCTCGGAATCAGCAGACACGATAGAAGACAGTGTGATGGGCGATACCGCTCGCACATACTTGTCCTCTCTCACTTCTGCCACTCTCTCAATGGATGTTTACTGGGACGACGCTGACGCAGTCCAACTGGTAATGGATTCTGGCGCATCTTTAATCTGGGAACTGTACCCAACGGGAACAGGCACTGGTGAGAAGTATTACAGTGGCGCAGGTGTGTTAACTGGCAAAGAAATTACAGCGTCCTTTGATGGTATGGTAGAGGGCAGCTTTGAGCTACAAGTCTCAGGAGCTGTTACCGAAGCAACTGCATAAAGGAATCCCACAATGGGTTTAGCTAAAGAATTACGAAATAGAAGACAATTGAATGCTCGAAAGATCGAGGTCGCGGCATGGGCTGATCCAGATGGACAGCCCTTTGCCATGTATTGCTTCCCGATCACCTGCTACGACATAAACCAACTTCAGAAGAAGCACCCGAAGTTCATGGAAAACACGACGATGGCGGCAATGATCGACCTGATCGTTATGAAAGCCAGTGACGAGAGTGGTTCTCGGTTGTTTACGTCTGCAGAAGATAGAACAGACCTGATGGGCGAAGAGACCGGCGTGATATCCAGCATTGCTGAACAGATGTTTGCCGAGATCGAGTCCGTCGAGGATCAGGAAAAAAACTAAAGTCCGATCAGTTAAGGTTCAACCTAGTTGCTTTGGCTGATCGGTTACATATGAGCATCGCAGAGGCCGAGCAGATGTCGTTGTCAGAGTTCAACGAATGGCTCGCCTACTACAAGATAATGGGCGAGAGGCAAGAAGATGGCTAACCAGACAGTTCAGATTGTCATTAAGGCTCTGGACAAAACCAAGAGCGGTTTTGGAAAGGCTACCGCCGGACTCAAGAGCCTCGCTGGTAAGGTCTTAAACCTAAAGACCGCCATAATCGGCGCGGTTGGCGCTGGTGGTTTCGGCGCTTTGATCAAGTCATCAATCGACGCGGGGGATGCGTTAGCCAAGACCGCTGACAAGCTAGGTGTTACCACCGAAGCGTTGGCGGGTTTAAGACACGCAGCAGAGCTTACAGGCGTGTCCACAGGCACGATGGACATGGCAATGCAGCGTTTCACCAGACGCGCTGCAGAGGCCGCTAAGGGCACTGGAGAGGCTAAGGGCGCACTCCGTGAGCTTGGTATTGATGCCGAGACTCTCACCCGCTTGCCGTTAGACGAACAGATGAACGTCGTGGCTGATGCCATGCAGGGCTTGGACAGTCAGGCTGACAAAGTACGCATAGCCATGAAGCTGTTTGACAGTGAGGGTGTGGCGTTGGTCAACACTCTTGGCGGTGGATCTGAAGCACTGAAGGCCATGACAGCAGAAGCCGAGCACTTCGGTGTGACTCTCTCCCGCACTGATACAGCGCAGATGGAAGCTGCCAACGATGCCATAACTAGGCTCAAGGCTGTGTTCACTGGCCTGACTAATCAACTTGCTGTGGCATTCTCGCCAATCATCACTTTTGTGGCTGATGCGTTTCGACAAGCCTCATTGGACTCCTCAGATTTTGGCAACATCGGGCAAAGAGTCGCGGGAGCAGTGGTCAAAGCCTTTGGTGTTGTTCGTACCATTATGCATGGCGTGGAGATCGCGTTTAAGACCACGCAAGTGGCCGTGATGGAGATGGCAAACGCCATCGGCAGCAAACTTATTCCACCATTGCAAGCGTTCATCGACATATACAACAAGATCGCTGCATTCCTTGGCATGCCTCTCATATCCGAGAGTGCGGCTCAAATTATGGGGGATCTGCCTCAAGACATTGCTGCTCTAGCTAAAGAGTTGGAAGTTCTGAAAGCAAGCAATCCGGGGTTGGAGCTATCCACCAGCATGGAAGCGTTCATCGTTGCCAACAGAAAGGCGGCAGAGTCAATCGCAGAGGTTACTGAAGCCGCCACTGGCGCAGGCGGTGTGGATATATCAGCGCCAAACTTCGTTGATCGTCTGAACGACAGCTTTACCAAGTTGCACGAGAATCTGCCAACTGTACAAGAGCAGATGGACAAGATGGCGAATACGACGATGAAGAACATGTCCGACGGGCTAATGAACGTCGTTAAAGGCACGATGTCTGTTAAAGACGCATTCAAGCAGATGGCAGCAAGCCTGATAACGCAGGCCATTGAATTGTTTGTAATCGACAAAATTACTGGCGGGTTCTTGTCGTTCGCCAAGGGTCTGACCGGTAAAGCTATCGGTGGGCCTGTTCAGTCTGGTCAGCCTTACATGGTTGGAGAGCGTGGGCCTGAAATGTTTGTGCCCAATCAGTCTGGCTCTATCGTACCCAACAAGAAGATGGGCGGGGGTGTGACTGTGATCAACAACGTGGACGCTCGTGGTTCTGGCGCTGATGTAGACCAGAAGATCAAATCTGCTATGGCCCAGACCTCGCAGCAGACTATAATGACGATCCAAGATTTGATGCGTAGGAGACGGTTCGTATGACCACATTTGCATTCCCTAGCATCACCCCCACCACGAACACTTTTGAGCTTGTAGCCAACACGCGCACGTTCAAATCACCACTGACCAACGCGGTGCAAACATCATCGCGCAAAGGTTCATTGTGGCGAGCCAGTTTGCAGTTCTCGAATCTTAAGGGCGATGATCGCCAAGAGATGCAGGCTTTCTTGGTTAAGCTAAACGGTCAGCAGCACAGATTCACGTTACACGACCATTCCTACACCCGAAGGGGTGCGGGTGGTGGCACACTCTTAGTTAAGGGAGCCAGTCAATCAGGGACTGCATTGGTGTGCGATGGTGCTACGGCTAACGTCAACAACTATCTGAGAGCGGGTGACTACATCTCGTTCAACAACGAACTGCACATGGTTGTGGTCGATGCTAATTCGGACGCATCGGGTAACGTCACCTTGTCGATTGCGCCACCCATCAGGAAAACCCCAGCGGACAACGCTGTCGTGGACTACCTCGCGCCCGTTTCTGGGGTATTCATGCTCGCAGGCCCAGCGTCATGGGAGACGCAGACAGATATATCGTCAAACTTCAGGATTGACGCTGTCGAGGACGTTCTAGCATGAGTCGGGGTTTCCCATCAGACGTATTAACGGCGCTATCATCCGATCACGTTGCGCTCGTCACGTTTGCCAAGTTGGAGTTCCCATCTGGGACGTTGTACTTGCACAACTCCATCGGCACCTATACATGGGGCGGGAATGATTGGCTGGGTACTGGCGACCTTGGCGAAATCAGCCAGCTTGAAGAAGGCGCGGAGATCAGCCCGTACAAGATCACGCTCTCGCTCTCTGGATTAGACGCAACTATCTCAGGCGCTGCGCTCACTGAAGACTACTACCTTCAGCCTGTCACGGTTTATCTAGGCGTCCTCAACGCGAATGATGTGCTGATTGCTGACCCGACTATCGTGTGGGAAGGCGCGATGGATCAGATGGAGCTAAGTGTCGGCGCGGCTGATGGGGACGTGATTGTCCTGACTGCTGAGTCTGAGCTTGCGCGTTTTGATAAAGCCTCGAACCTAAAGTACACCGACGCGCAGTTGCAAACCGACTCCGCTGGTTCTCTGGGTTTTGAATTCATGGCTGACATTGAAGGGGCCAAGATTCGTTGGGGTGATCCAAACTCTGACGCTGTTGCTGGCGGGCCAAAGAACGTGAACATTTTGTCTGGCGTTAGGGTTAACGGCCCCGGTCGATGAGAGTTCATACCGCGTTGAACAAGTGGCAAAAGCGCGATTTCAAATATGGCGATGCCGACTGCTGTCAGTTCATTGCCTTCGTTGTCAAAGAGCTAACGGGTAAAGACTATTCGGCTGGGTTTCAATACGAATCAGAAGCACAGGCTGAATTACTGGTGGGGAGAGAGGGCGAGCTTGTCGATTTCATTGGCAGCATATTGGGAGAACCGAGCGACGAATTGAAGGACGGCGACCCGTGTATCGTTGCCGCGCCGATTGTCGGTCAGGTTTGTGGAATTAAATTGAGAGACAAGGTGGTCTGCTTAACAAGCAAAGGGTTCGCGCAGATACCCGACCGCTATCTCGTCTCAGGATGGAGCGTCTAAGTGCCACCAGTAGTCCCAGTATTAGCAAGCATCGCGTCCGCAGCAATAACTGCCGTTGAAGTAGTTGGCACGATTGCAACGCTCGGAGCTGCTAGTGGCGTGGTCGCTGCGGCTATTGGCGCTGCCGTCATTGCTAGTTCTGTGTCTGCGTTTCGGGGGTTGATGGATATATCCCTACCGCAGACCGACACAGACAGATCCAGACAGCAGACGGTTAGGGGTACGATTGAACCCCAGAAGATGGTCTATGGCGAAGCCTTGGTATCTGGCCCGATCTTCTTTGTAGGCGTAGCAGGAACGGACAACCGCGAGCTGTATCACTCCATCGCTCTCACGGGGCATGAGGTTCAAGACATCACAGATGTCTACTTCGATAACGAGAAGATCCTAGACGGTCAGATTGATTTCCAATCCAGAGTTACCGCTGGGACGTTTGGCCCGATCAACAGTGACACGATATGCCAGATTGAACGGCAGACCGGAGCATCGAACCAAGCTGCTGCGTCATTGCTTAGAGGTGCATTCCCATCGGTTTGGACTACATCGCACACCACGCCCAACATCTCTTGCATCACAACTCAATGGGTCAGAACAGACGGTTCTCAGGAACTGTGGGACAGACTGACACCGCGAGACATCAAGGCGCTCGTAAAGGGTAAGAAGGACATCTATGACCCTCGCCTCGATACATCAGCAGGCGCTAACCCAACGAATGCTTCCTATCAACAATGGACAGACAACCCTGCTCTGTGTGCGGCTAATTACCTGACAGACACCACGTTTGGCTTGTCAGTGCCTGTAGCCAAGATTGATTGGGACGCAGTAGAAAGCGCAGCGGATGCCTGTGATGTTTCAGTAGCCATTCCTAGTGGAACGCAAAAGCGATTCACTGCCAATGGTGTTTTGTTCGCTACTGACTCGCACAGAGCCAACATCAACAAGCTGTTATCTGCCATGAACGGCTCGCTGGTGTATTCTAACGGCGTTTACACAATCAGAGCGGGAGTGTACGAGGCACCAACGGAGAGTTTGGATGAAGACTCACTTGCAGGCCCAATTACGGTTAGAACGTCGGTGGAGCGCGGTGATCGTTTTAATACAATCCGCCCGATATTTATTGACCCCACCCAGCAGCACAAGAGTGTCGAGGCACCAGAAGTTGCTCTTACAGCAGCGGTTAGCAGAGATAACAACGAAACACTAATCCGTGATGTGCAACTGTCATTCACGAACACGTCGTATATGGCTCAGAGGATCGCTCACAAGCAGATCCAACTGACAGACCAGCAGACCGTCCTGACCTTTCCAACGAACCTCTCAGGGCTTCGTGTGGACGTTGGCGATAGGGTTAGCGTCACAGTCTCGGAATTGAACTACAGCAACAAGGTATTCCGTTGTGCTGGTTGGTCGTTCTCAGACACGCAAGACGGTGTGGTCAATCTGACGCTGCTGGAAGATGATTCTGGCTCATACGCTGACCCGACGGCTAGTGAGTACAGCACTCGCTCACCCTCTGGCACTATCACACAAGGATTCCGTGGTGTACCTGACCCACAGAATCTAACGGCTACGTCTGGCCTCAAGCACATCGAACTGAATTGGACGAACCCAAGCAACCCGAAGCTGTTTGAAACCATCGTGGTTTACGCCTCGGCTGACTCGTCTTGGGATAATGCCCAGTTGATTGGTGAAACGAGGGGGACGCAGTTTTTCCACGACGCAGCCAATCCGACTGACCCTCTATCGGTTGGTGATACTAGGTACTACTGGGTGCAAGCCTTTGCTTATGCTGGCGATAAGAACAGTACCCAAGCCTTCGTCAGATCCGACAGGAACCCAGACAACGACACCTCAACTATCGTCGCTTCGGTTGGCCCGAACAATCCAGACTATTCAGAGATTGTTGACGATACACCGGCACAGACTCCACCCACCGGATTGACGCTGACAGAAACGACTGTCTTGGGTAACGATGGCTCTGTCCTTCCTGCTGTCCGCGTCTCATGGACTGCATCTAGCCCCAACACTTACGTTTCTTATTACGAGGTGCAGTTTAAGCAGACTTCGCAGAACGAGATTGACTATGGCGCTGTCGCTAATTCATACACGGCGACAATCGACTACGGTTCTGTGGCTAATGCCACCACCCTCGAATTGAACTATGGGGGAGTGAACGAGGCTATAACCGGCGCAGGCGCTGAGTTCTCGTCCGTGAATGTCCACGGCACTAGTACCGTGATCGCTGGCATGAAAGAGCTTGAGGAGTTCACGTTCAAGGTTAGAGCGGTAACTTTTACTGGTAAGGTTTCTGGGTTTGTCACTGGTGCGCTAACGCTTCAAGGCGATCAGACGCCACCAGCTATCCCATCCAACATTGTGGCTACCGGCGGTATTCAGCAGATCAAGCTCGATTTCGAACTGCCATCTGACTCTGATCTGGCCTACGTCGAGATTTTTTCCAATACGGTAGACAATCAAGCATCTTCCACGCTGATCGTCAAAACCAAGTCAGACCAGCACACAGTCACGGGTCTGGGCAATGATGTCACCCGATACTTTTGGCTGCGAAGTGCTGACCGTTCTGGAAATTTATCTGGCTTCAGCGCGTCGTTCTCAGCCACCACACAGAAGATTGTGTTGGATGATTTCGCTCAAGATGTCTTGGATGAGTTTGCTGCTGGCGATGCTTTCGGTATTGAGCCTGTTAGTACGCTCTCAGGCGTTACAGGGGCGCATGTGGGGCAGATTAAGTTCCTGACGACCACAAACACCTTGCACGTTTGGAACGGCTCTGCGTGGACTACAGACCTGTTCACAGCTTCATCTGTTGACCCCGGTTCTATCACTGCTGCTTCGTTTGCCTCCGGTGTTGAGCCAATCTCTGCTGTTACAAGCCTGCCCTCACCCACTGGTTATACAGGACCGTCAATCCTGTTCAATCTCACTGATAAGAAGCTCTACCGCTACAACTCATCAGTGCCTGAGTTCACGACCTTAGTGAACACCACAGACCTGTCTGGAACATTGGGCGAGAACCTATTCAGCGACACGGTTCGACCAGTAGAGCGGGTGGGTACGTTACCGACTACCAACCTGACCACTGGGCGAGTGGTTATGCTGACAACCGATAACAAGCTCTACAGGTACAGCGGAACCTCGTGGACTTCTGCCATCTCAGCAGCAGACTTAGATGACCAAGTGAACCTTGCCACGCAAGTCTTCGGACAAGTGCAAGCAGCAAGCCTCACGGCGGGTCAGATTTCGACAGCATCCATTCAGGCCGGAGCCGTGGTCGCTGATTCCATCTCAAGCGGGGCGATCAGTGCAGTCAAGCTGGCGGCGGATTCCGTGACTGCAAATGCCATTGCAACAAACGCGGTGACGGCATCAGAAATAGCGGCGAACACGATTACCACAGCCCAACTGAATACGTCTGAGATATTCGCTGATTCTGCGGTAATCGGTGCGATTCAAAGCTCATCCATCACCACGGCTGCGGTAGTCGCTGCGATTGGTACATTTGAG